TGTCTGCTTCAAATGCTCTTGAGTAGATTGAAGAGTTCTTGAACTCACTCATCAGGTCCAGAAGCGTAGCATCCTTACCATCTGCATTCAGTAAAGGACCACCTTCACGAGATAGAACATTGATTTGAACTTTTCCATCAACAGAACTAACCTTTATGCGTTCTTTGACGAATGGAACAAGAAGTTCAGGAACTCCCTTAGCATCGGCGATAGTCTTTGCAATCTTGCTTTGAACAACAGAATCAACCTTCTCCTGTTCCATTGCTTGCAATCTGCCAGTCAGTTCATTGATTTTGTTCGTGTATGTTGTTTTCAGAACTTCAACATCATTAGATGCAAGTGCTGCAGCATTAGTTGCTGCATTCTTGTCTGCTTCTGCCTGTTCATATGCAGTCAGTTTTGATTTTATCGCATCAATACCACCGAAATCGTTGATTGTCTTCTTCAAGTTAGAAATAGTTCCCAATAACTCATCTCGTTTTGCAACAAGTGGTTCATTGATCTTCTGAACTATTGCCATAACTTCAGGTTTGTTCAAAAGTTCAGCGATTTCTGGTGATGTGCCCTCAGGCAACTGAAATGTCATATATTCTCCTGTTATTTTTGGTTATTGCATCATTGGTTGTGCTTGCATTCCAACTGGTGCTTGTGTTACTACATTATTTACTGGTGGGGTGTCAGGCATACTCAAATCAGCATTCGTATCCAAAATACCTCGACGTTGTGCTTCTGCAAGAACTGCATCACGAGTAATCAGACCTGCACTGAACATATCCATTACCATTGTGAAAGTGTCATTGCTGACGAAATCTGCAGCGAACTGAGTATTGACTGAAGCAGAACCATAGGTAGGAATACCAAGATACTCGGACAAGAAGTAAAGTGCTGTGTTCAACGCATCTTGAAGAGACAATGCCATTGACTTCAAGTTAGAGTTCATTTCCGCACTGTTGATTGCAGAAGAAGTTGCAGTCTCATTGCCAGAGATACGTGTCTGAACTGTCTGTGCCATATTTGCCATACGCTGTTCAGTCTTAGCAATCTGCTCCATAAGAGTCGAGATTGAAGCACCCGTATGCTCAACCCAAGTTACAGAAGCATCTGGGTTATCAGCAATAATCGCTCTACGGATATTGACTTCAAGTTCTTTCTTGACTTTTCCTGTGGCAGTATCAATCTGAGCAGATAGACCCTTAGCAAACAAGAATGGAACTGACACAATGTGAAGAATGTTTGCCAAGTCGGATGACAATCTCCAGTGCTGCAAGTTCAAATCAACCAAGTCCATAAATGGAGGTTTCCCCATAAAGAACCCGCTTCTGTTTGCATATACAGGTGACACTGGAATCGCACTGGTGCTTAGCAGACCACTTTCGTGTAGATACCAATTACCGTCAGAAGAAACCTTTCTGTAGATGTTGTATTGCACTGGACCAGGGTTACCAGCACCATCAGGCAACTGTCTGTATTCACGAATCTGCATAATGGCAACTTCGTTGATGCCAGTCGTATCCAACTCTGAGACAGATTCAAAATATCTGAAGATTCCAAGTTTCTCTACACCGTTGTAGGATATTGAACGTGCATCAATAACGTCATAGGGAGTTACCGCAACCAAGTAAGGACGTAACCCAGCAGATAGTTCGTCTGCTCTGTTTGAAAATGGTTCATCATTAGGTAACTTAGGATAATCAACAACAATATAAGAAACTCCGTAGGCAACTGCATCTCTGAATGCCTCCTTAGCAAACTGTGTAAAATTTCTCTCTTGGTTGTCAATATCTTCTGAAAGAAGATCAATCTCTGTTGGAGCATCCTTGATTACGATGTCCTTAGAAAATGCCTTTGTTGTCGCACGAGTTACACCATCATTGAAATAATTGTCCAATGTTGTTCTGTTCAAGCGATTGAGGTAGTCTTCATCTTCCTCTTTTGGTTCCTGTGGTAGATAAACGCGACCTTTTGCTCGCATCTCTCTTGTTCCACCCAGTAATGAATGCACTGCTGTCCATTCGATTCTGTGCTCTGTTATTGCTGCTGAATGAACGGCAACTTGTTGTGTAACTATGTCCATATTTGAGTTCTCCCTAATGGGTTTAGGGCGACTGCCCAAAGTTTATTTGTATAGTTGTATATTTACTTAGTTAGACATAGATGCTTGAGTGAATGTCCCACGATTCGCAACTGGATGGACCTTGTGTATCCAATATCCAATGGCATCGTTTGGACCGTCAATAATGCCGTCCTTGACTGGTGTTCCATCAGGGTTATAAACCTGCGTCTGGAGAGACTTGGTTAGAGTTTTGCACTTGTTGGTATTCACCAAAAGTCTCCGTTCCCCATTTCCATTCAGAAATCTTGCATTTACTGAAGAAACCCTGTCTTTCACCCTTGGGTTTGCTTTGTTTGCAAAAACCTGAAAACCTGCGCTGAAGAGTTGAGCAATGTCAGAAGCAGAAGCAGAAGTCTTACCAGCAGCGCCTGACGCATCAGGATAGACATATATTTGTCTTCCTTGATAGCGTTGGTTTATAGCATCGATAAGAGATGATGTGTTCTTGCTACCCATAATCTCATCAACCACATAGTCATACTCATTGTTGATGAAACCAACAGTGCAACTCATACTGTTCAGGTTGAAATCTATTCCACAATGTATTGGTGTGTCCATAGGCACCATATCGATTGTCAAATCTGTATGGTTCTTCTTCTTGTCGAATGCGTAATAGACTGGAGAGGATGTCAGATTGACGAACTGTCCCATTAGGTATGCATCCAACTGATGTGGTGGATAGTTTGCCTTCAAGTTGTGAATGTATTCGTCTGGAATGAATGGGTTGTCCAAAGTCGAACCACGAATAATGCTTCTTGTTGGTGCCAACTTTGGTTCAAGCATTGGTTCATTCTCAAAGAATGACCACATAAACCCAAAACCTTCAGGAGTGGAAACGCAGACTGTTTGATTGAAGTTTCCAACACGAATACGAGAGTTGATCTGCGACCACGCCTCTCTCGCAATAGTCGGTTTCATTGTGTCTATTTCATCTACCGCTGCCCACGCCAAGTTCAATCCGGCAAGTCGAGCATAGTTCTCAGCAGAACGAAAGTGAATAGTAGATGGTTTTGATTTGTTCCCAAAGTAGAGTAACATCTTGTCCTCAGACTTTTTCATTTCAAACTTTAGTCCGTAGTCTTCAAGGACTTCAATAAGTGTCTTTACAGCAACTTGCCATAACATTGGGAATGTAGGTGATAGTAGTATGCCTTCATATCCTCTATTCTGTGCTGCGAGTTGTATGACCTTGTATGCAAGTGCTCTGGTTTTGCCCGCTGCATAACCGCCTACCAATGCACAGTATCGTGTTTGGTCTTCTAAGAATGCCGCTTGATGCGGTAATAGTGATACGTCAAGTTGTTTCGCCATTATTCTTTCTGAAGGTCACTGCCTTCTGTTTTTGCTGCTTCTTCCCATCTATCACGATAGATAAACCATCGTCTTAGTTTTGAAGCAGTCATATGTGTTGGTATTGGTGCATCCCGACTACCAGGCATATTTCTTCTTTTTTCAGAAATAAGTGCTTCTACAGCAGAACGAATCTCTTCTTTAGTGATTGGTAGTTGATATTTCCGCATCTACGACCTCTGCTCTTTGAATATGTGGTCTAAGCAAGAAGTCATCAGGGTTTCTATCTGCCTTGATGACATTCACATTGAAAGTTACACCACGTGCTGCATCATCTTCAATTTCTTGAACATTTGCAGTTTCAGTGAAACCATTGAAAATCTTGCCTGCCCAGATAACGCCAACAGGCATCTTGGTATCCATAGCAATCTTGACAGTGCGTCTTGCGATGCGCATCTTCAAGTCTGCTCGACCCATCGTGTATGGTTCGTCAAACAGTTGAGTAATCTGGTCTGTTTTTACGCCAAAATACTCAGCAATGTCATTCTTGTTAGCACCATCTTGTGCCATTGAAAATACAATGTCAGACAGTTCTTCTTTAATACCATTCGCCCACTGAAGTTTTCGCAAACGCCACTCAACAGAAGGTGCAACCTCATAAGAGACTGGACTATCCTTAGTTTCTTCAAGGACTTCGTGCTTTGCCTCTAAGATTGGTTCAGGTTTTCTAATACGTGGTTTGGGCATCTGATTCTCCATTCACGAACATCGCAACGATGTCGCTATGTCTATTTACATCAGGTTCTGATGGTGTAACAAATCTTGCAAGTGCTCTGCGAACCTTAGGTTGTGGAGGTTCATTGGACTTGTCCTTCTTTCTGCGGTCCCTTAGTCCCTGATTTGGGCGTTTTGCAGAAGGCATTCTTGACAGAAGAAGTCTGTTAGCAGTGATGCGCTCAAGTTCCTCTGCAGAAAGAATCTTATTTCTTCTGTTCAAAGCAACGTATGCTTCTCTCCTATTTGGAAAAGTAGCAATAGGAACCATCCGTTTGCTCTTATATTTGTTCTGTATCTTGAGGAATGCTGGACCAACAGGCATTGCTGCGATGATGTTAAAGAGAGTTCCGTCTTGCTCCAGAATCTCAAAGAGGTTGTATTCGTCCAATAAACTCATACGATGTCAGCATATGATTCACCAGAGATTACACGCCGAATGGTTACGTGCGAGACTTTGAACATATCCCCAATCGTTCTGAGAGGAATGGCAGAACCTTGGTATGTTCGAATCTCTCTAATCTGTGCTGGAGTTAGTTTGTATGGGGAGATTGAGTGGCGTAGTGCATCCATCTTGTCGAATGCATAGCGCAAGTTGTATGTGTTCTTGTCTGCTTGAATTAGCGATGTAATCGCTTCGAACATTTGCGCCTTAGTCTCATAAGACGAGTGATGCTTGAATACTGGTTTGCCACCGTTATTGAAGTCAGTTTGCAAGTCTTCTTGCTTGCGCTTTCCGTTCTTCAAGCACAGTTCAAATCTGTGCATAAAGGTTTCAGGGTTGCCCTGAGTATCGGCATAGTATGTGCGCTTGCCCATTTTTACTGTAATGATATGATACATTTGTTGTTTAGACTGTGTCATTTTAGTTGTCCTGATTTATTTATAGAAGTTACATTCAGTTGTTACATTCAGAAATGAAAAGAGGGAGACACCATTTCTGATATCTCCCTCTATGAACTGGTAGTCGTTGGACCAGTTGTTTAGTTGAATCGACTTTTACCAAGGATCGGACCAGCGGTTTCTTAGGTCTCACTACTATCTCCGCTGCAGACATCTTCTTCGATGCTTCTTGTCCTTGCTTCAACCAGACACCAATGGGAACTCAGATAGTAGTTGTTCATTTTGTTACTGACAGTATTTACTCAACCCAAGCAAATCTCTTGCCATTTCTTATATTACAGATTAGAGGATGGGTTACACCGAACTTCTCTGCTATTTTTCCAACAGGCATTGTTTTCAGTAACTCTCGTATCGTTTTGACATTATCGGGTGTTAGTCGTGCATTGCCATTTGTTCCTTCTTTACCCTGAGGGTGATAAAAGTCGTTGTATGCGTTTTTCAGTTTTGAAACCATCTGTGCTTCTAACTGTTGTGCTCTACTTTTATCATCTACTTGCTCAAGAACATTGAAAGTGAAGTGTGTTATTGACCCAGCGTCCCAGTCCTTTTGAAGTTCTTTGTTAGGGTGTATGCTGTGTTTCAACGCACTCATATGTCTTGCCCATCTTGAAGCAGGACATCTCCCAGTTGAACCAATGTATTGGCGTTTGTTATTTGTGTTTGTGATTAGATAGATTGAAAACATAATAGGTTACCTCCTGTCATATTTATACAGTTAGTTACCTGTTAGTTACCTGCGTCAGTTACATAGAATAGAAGTTATGCACTTCTGGACGAGGTTGAGGAACTGTCTTCGGGTTCAAGAGGTCTTGCAACTCTTCATCAGTCATTGTGGCAAGTTCATCTTGCTGGTCAATCATCCGACGATACGAGAGTTCCCCCTCAATCATTGCTCTGCGTTGTTCTTCTTCAGGGGAGAGCACCACTGGTTTTGCCACGAAGACTGCTCTGTAGAAGAGTGCCATCAGTTTGTAGAAGGCATATGCCAATGCAAGAAGGGTGAATATTAGTATTAGATGCACGATTTACTCCTTAGATAAGGTTATTGACAAGGTTTTTCAGAGGGAGCAGAGTGCAGATTGCCTCTGCTTCTGCTGACGAGAGGTCCAAGAACTTCATACTTGAGCAATACTTTTCAAAACCGTCACCATCAACCACTTGAACAGAGTTAGGCAGAAATCCGTGTTCAAGAACGAAACCCTTTGCACCAAGACCATCAATACGAACGAAAGCGTGTGTGTCCGTCAGTGTGATGGTGAAGTTATCAGTTGAGATTAGTGTGGCGGTCATTTTGGTTATCCTTAGTTAGAAGTTGTCCAGCGACGATATTGGTAGTTTGCCCATTCAAGGGTAAGGCTTTCAGAAGCACCACTTTCTTCTGCAACCCGCATCATCTCTTTCAAGAGTTTTGCAGCAGTGGGACGATGTGATGTTTGGTAAAAAGCAGCATTCAGTTTCTGAAGAGCACCAAGAACAACGTAAGTGTTTTCAGTTTCTTGAAGAAGAGCAGTTGTCATAACTGCTGCATTGATTTCAGTTTCTGTATCTTGAGCAGTCATATTGCGAAGTCCGAGAGCATTCAGCAGTTCAGGTGAAGAGACTGCCTGCACATTTTTCACATTTGCTCGCTTTTGAGCGAAGCGGTTAGAAATCTTTCCCATACTAT